TATTTTGGAAGTCAATGATTTCTAGCTTTCTCTTACCTGGATTACCCTGTGCAATTTTATCAGCAAGTGGTTTCTTTTTTTGACCAGAGCCTATACGGGCACCGCCACGATTTGTTCCATCTTTGGCCATTCACTCACCTCTTTTCGTTGATGGGTCTATTACCCTGTTTGAAACCGCGAATTTTCACGCGTTACCCCACGCCCGTTACACAAATGAAAAGCTGTGGAGATTTGACTCCCCCTACCGGGTTCCCCAGCGGTCTCCATCTCTTGCTGTGATAGCAGAGTGGCAAGAAGTACAAAGAGCCATCAGATTACTTCTATCGTGAGTCCCTCCTCTTGCAAGAGGAAGAATGTGATGGACTTCATTTGCTGGGGTCAGCTTCCCTTGTCGTTTACATTCCTCACAAAGAGGATGAGCTGCAATGTAGCGGTCACGTATCCTTTTCCAAGCACGACCATAACGCTTACGGGTTGCTGGGTCACGATCATACTTTTCATATCGTGCAGCTTCCTTCTTACCATGCTCTTCACAAAAGCGACTGTCAGTCAGCTCTGGGCAACCAGGGTAAGAGCACGGTCGCTTAGGTTTCTTTGGCATACTGCACCTCCTTTTGCCCATAGAAAAAGCCCTCGCAGGAGAAATGTTCCCGTGAAGGCTTCTGTTTGCTAATATTCCATACTACCATTATATAACTTTCACTACGGACAAACAGTGTCATCGTATGCCAACCTGTGCCAAAGTGTGCCAACTTTTATTTAGGCACCTTTAAATGCTGCAAGGCTGATGAGTGAAGTCTATGCACAGTTCTCATAGAAACATTAAGGTTGACACAGATTTCTTCCCAGTTAAGAAAGTTAATGTAACGGTAGCGAAGAAGCAGCTTCTCATCCACGTTTTCCATCTGGTTAATCGCTTCACGAATATCTGACTTAAGCTTTATTAAACGTTCCACCTCTTGTTGTATCTGCTTCTCCAAATCTACTATTCTAATCACGTATTTTTCAAAAGGTGGATCAGTACTTTTTGTTTTACTGACTTTTTCCTCAAGAACAGGAGATGAAACACTCCTTGAGAGTTCCCTTAGATTTTGTAACTCCTCTAGATCGGAATTAATCAACTCATTTAAGCGATATGCTTGTTTCAAGAATTCCTTTGCCGTCATCGCACCACCTCCTCATGTAGCTTTTTAATTAGCATCTCAGGATCGAGGGATGTTAGGGTAGTGAAATACCCGGAATGAAAGAAACGCTCAATCTCACCTTTCGTATATCTAGCAGAATCATTGCGAGGGTATTTTGCTAGTCTTTTCAGAGCAAAACGATAATCCTTGACCGCCTGTAGAATAATGGCATTTGCCAGTTTTTCAAATGCATCCATCATACAACACCCCTCGCTTTCCCCAGATTTGCTTTGACAGCGTTAATAAGATCGGACTGTGTCTTTTCCTTTCGTTTCAAGGCTCTCATCACATCTTCATCAATCGTTCCTTTTGTAACAATGTGATGGATTACCACTGTCTCATTTTGTCCTTGTCTCCAAAGTCTCGCATTGGTTTGCTGATAGAGTTCAAGACTCCATGTAAGTCCAAACCAGATAAGCGTTGAACCACCACTTTGTAAGTTAAGGCCGTGTCCCGCTGATGCAGGATGGATAACCGCTACAGAAATATCGCCGTTGTTCCAATCCTTGATATCCTTGGAAGTCTTAATTTCTCTGACATTGAATTTTTTCTTAATACGCTCTAAATCGTGATTATACCAATATGCAATAAGAACAGGTTTGCCGTTTGCACCTTCGATTAAATCTTCAAGAGTATCCAGCTTGCGGTCATGGATAATATAAGTATTTTTATCATCATCATAGACAGCACCGTTTGCCATTTGCAGGAGTTTGCCTGAAAGGACTGCTGCATTCATGGCATCAATCTCCTCATTGGCAAGCTCAAGAACCATCTCTTCACGAAAGTGATCGTATACTGATTGTTCTTTATCATTTAGATACACCGACACTTCATTTATCACGCATTCTGGCATTTTTAGAAAATCAACCGATTTCATTGAAATGGTAATATCTGAAATTAGTCGATATATGGCATCCTCTGCCCCAGGTAACGGTTTATATGAAAATACAATCTGCTGATTACGTTTATCTGGAGTAAAGAAGGAATTGCGGTAGTGAGTTATGTATCTGCCGAGTCTTTTACCCATGTCGAGAATACGAAACTCTGCCCACAAATCCATTAACCCGTTACTGGATGGAGTACCTGTAAGACCCACGATACGTTTTGCCCTAGGTCTGACTTTTAGTAAACTCTTAAATCTTTTTGCTCCATAGGACTTAAAAGATGACAATTCATCAATTACCACCATGTCATAATCAAAAGGAATGCCACTTTTGTTTACTAACCAGTCAACATTTTCTCTGTTTATAAGATAGACACTTGCTGGTTTCCTAAGAGCTGCTAACCGCTCCTGTTCTGTTCCAATAGCCACTGAATACTCCAGTCCTTTTAAATGCTCCCATTTGTTTATCTCAGCTGGCCAAGTATCCCTTGCTACCCTTAGAGGGGCAATGACCAGAACCTTTCCAATTTCAAAACTATCAAGACATAAATCAAATATAGCAGTTAAAGTGATTACGCTTTTGCCAAGACCCATCTCTAAAAACACCGCTGCTATGGGATGCTCAAGTATGAAATTCGTAGCATATGTTTGATATTTATGAGGATTGTATTTCATCGAGTATCCCTCCAATCTGCTCAACATCGTCAATGACATAGCAGGTAAAGCCTAATTTTTGTAATTGCTTTATTCTTCTAATCTGTAGTGGACGAGGTTTCTTTCTGGGAGCCTTTAATTCCACAAATGCCATCTTTCCAAGTGGTAAAAGCACTAGGCGGTCTGGCATCCCATCCAAACCTGGGCTAATAAACTTTGCTGCAATGCCTCCCATCTTTTTTACCTCAGCCACCAGTTTCTTTTCGATATATTTTTCAAGCATAAATACCTCCCATATAAAAAGGCTCGGAACAAGAAAACAACTTTGACCCATTTTTCCTATACGCGCGCGTATGCGTGTATGCACAGGCTACACTTTCTTCTTTTTTACTATTTATAAATAAATAGGATACTTCTTGTTCCACTTGTTCCGAACCGTAGATTTTCCTTTTGATTACTAGCTTTGGGGAAAGAACCAGTATGAGAACAAGGTAAGGTACAACTAGCTTTGTTCCTCGGTTCGGGAATAAGCTCGTTGCTTTCCATAGATAGGAAAATTGATTGTTCCGTTCTTGTTCCCGGTGTACTTGTTCCACCCACTGATCTTTCTCATAATGGCACCGATGGCATAAGAATCAGATGTTCTCATTGAGGATGCATCTTTTCCAAAACATTCACACCAAATCTCCATATTGCAGACAAGGGTTCTTTTTACTGTTCCAACACGGGTGCCGCCGCCAAATTCGCTACCGCCGAGGAAATTTCTACGCTCGTATAAAGACATAGTGTCCCAATCATCCGGCAAAAGAGTATCCAGATAGGTACGAACCAATCCTTCTCGTTCATCTGTTTCCATGGCATCTGCCTGCTCACTAGTTGCCATGGATGCATCATCACCTTCAAGGTAGAGTTTTTCTCCCTTCTCATAAAGCACTAGTGTCTCTGCCCAAATCTGCTGTACTTCCTCTTTAGTCATCTGCCAAGCTTTCTTTTTGCCATTACCGCTAATACGGACTGGCCAGAATCTTCGATTGCCAGTTATATCCCGAAGAAACCCGCTTTCTGCATTTGTTGAACCTACAATCACACATTGACGGGGATGGCTTTCCACATTGACTCCATAACTTGCCCGGTACTTATCATCTGCCCTCGAAATAAAAGACTTCACAATTTCCACATCCGTCTTACGCATACCAGCAAGCTCACCCAGTTCCAATAACCAATATCCCTGAAGTTTCTCAGCTCCAGATTTATCTTTCATGTCCGTAATGGTCAAACTATCTGAAAACCAATCTCCAGCAAGTTTTGCAAAGAAGGTTGACTTACCGATACCTTGAGGACCGTTTAAGATAAGGACACTATCAAACTTTGTGCCTGGTCTATAAATGCGGGCTACCGCTGCAACCATCGTTTTGCGGATGACTGCTTTTGTATAGGAATTATCTGTTGCACCGAAATAATCAATTAATAGATTATCTACTCGACTAATTCCATCCCATTTTGGCAGGGAGTCCAGATACTCCTTAACAGGATGGTAGGCTCGTTCAGCCGCTACCGCTAACACAGCATCCTTGGTCTTGGTAGGTGAATAAACTCCGTATTTGCTGCTTAAATACACTTTAAGAAGTGCATTATCTGAATCATTCCAACCCGCCTTGATCTGTTCCCAAGGCAGGCCACCTTTGGCATCAATACCATCACGGTGGCAATTAAAAGCTATATGCTGTAATTCCTTGTCATGACGAATAATTAAAACGATGTTGTCTAGAGTGTCTTTTATTCGGCCTTGCTTATCCAATTCCAAGCCTGTCTGCCAATCCTCATCACTAAACTCCTCTTCAGCCTGTGCCTGTCTCTCCTTAGCAAACTCAGCTTTTACTCTTTCATCTTTTATAGCAAACTCGCACATTGCCACAAAAGATGGCATCTTACCAGGAGCTGTAGTGGTAGAAGCTTTATCATCTAAAGAACCGAATTTATGAATACGAACGAGATCAAAAGCATTGAGGAGTAATCCACTTGCTGGGTCTGTAGCATGGTGGCTGTATGCGAATTTATCATCATAGATAATCACACCAGCACTACTATCAGCTGGAATATAATCGTATCGCCCTTCCATAGTAGAAGGTGCATAAACTGCACCTAAGAATTTCTCAATTGCTTCACGTACGGGATAGGCACGGCAGAATGTTCCTACAACACCTTCCTTTAAAAGCGGGTCCGCTTGCTCTTTAAGACTGCGATTTATAACTTCAGACTGCCTGCTTGATACTGGCCAAGTTGATGTATCCCGCCAGTTTTGATATTTTGAAAGATAAACATCAGGGTCAAGCAATTCTCCATCCTGCTCTTCATAGACGAATTCACCATTAGAGGAAGTAGATGGCCAATACATAAGGCGATGGGCTTCATAAGTCGTATCATCGAAAAGATCTATGCCGATTTCTTTTGCCACCATACGTCCAACGGCTGCGTATTCTTCTTCGCTGATTTCACGAGCAAGAGGAACTATTAGCCTAAGTCTTGGATTTTCCGGTGTATGCTTATGGGTGGAATAAACACAGCATTTGAAATCAAAAAGCATACTGATTTGTTCCCAGATGTCCGGTCTACCGTAATCCATATCAAGGGTAAGCAAAGAACGGCATAAAACATTGCCCTTCTTTCGCCTTCCCCCTTTTAAATGCCCTCCGACAAAACCACCCACATCTTTGATATCATCTTGTTGGCCTCTTTTTAATTTCCGATATTCTTCTACTGTTTCCGTAGTACGTTGTGTTGTCTTTACACGGGCACAAAAATCCTCCCACGAGATATCTTTGTTTTTCCATTTCTTGTCCATCCGGCTGTTGCCCACAGCGATTTTCATAAGCTTTCGACCTCCTCATGCTCCGGACTAAAATATCTGACCGTTTGTCTGCGTTTCTTGGCTACTTCAATCTCCTTCGCCATCCCGCTTGAGATGGTATTGCCTAGCACCCAAACCTCGGAGCATTTGCCCATAAGCACGATGTCCATAAATATGGCAAGTTCCCGTTCCTTTGGATCTTCATCATCCATAAACTGCGGAAACATAAGGTGGGGAGCAATTGGGATGCAATTATTCTCCAAGGCAAATCTACAAAAGTTGCGAGCCTTTTTAACGTTTCCTTCTACATCACCGGAATAGGGAGAACAAATATATACAAGTGGCTTAAAGGCAGATTTTTTCTCTGCCTTTTTCTTTCTTATTATGTTGGCCAGAGCCTCATGGGGAGTTGGGTCATGGTATCCTTCATGATTGAATTTATCGATTCCCATTACACACCCTCCATTTCTATCTGCGGCAAAATACCATCTGACTTCAACAGTTCGTAAATGAAGAGTCTGCCTTTTTGAGTCCAATATGTATGGACTTTTGTATGCAGTTCACCGTTACTACCAATGTAGCTATGTGTCTTGGTGCTGGTATAGCCTTTTTCTGCATACTTCTGATATAAAAGCCAGATACCACCTTGTTTAAATTGGATGCCCTTTTTATTAAGATAGCGGTTCATCCAAATAGCTGACTTACCGTAATCTTTGGCAATTGCTGATGTAGAAATGAGGTCTTTGCAATTTAGAACTACATCATAATAGGAGACTTTCGGTTTCATTTCCGCAATTTGCTGATTCTGAACAGCAATCGTACCTTCAAGTAATTTATTTTGATTCCTTACTTGATTTAGTTGCTGATTGGCAAACTGTAATGCCCTTGCCATGATTGCTTCTGGTGAGTTCCATCGTCTTTCAATTTCAAGAAAGTACCCGCGGCATTGTTTTCCTTTTGGAGTACGCTGTATCATGCATAGCTCTTTTGCCATATCAATTGTTATTTGATGGTCAACAGCAGGTCTTCCACCTGTACTTTCCGACAGAAATGTCGAAAAGTCCGTACCCTCCACAAATCCATACTCACACATTCTTGGAAACCATTTATCATAGGGTGTTTTCACTTCCAAAACTGCATGTAAATCACGGCCAAGCACTGTGGGGCGGTCTTTTTCATAGTTGATTCTTACTAATTCGTCCATACGAATTACCTCCTGTAATATAGTCAGAGAGGAAACCCCTCTACCTAATAGCCACAGGAGGTAATGAATGTTGAGGATTTTGAAAAAATATATTTAATCTTTTTGATAAAACTGACACTCATAGCCATCAGCACTAAGTAACAGTCCTTTTGCCCATGTTGGTGTCCTAGCCATTTGTTCACAAATAGTAGAAAGTGACATCCTCATATCCGCTTCGATTATAATTTCATCGTGTACATGAGCCACAATGGAACAATTCTTTAACGTCTGCATGGCATGGCACAAAATGTCACGGCTGATTGCCTGGACAATATTCTCTACAAATTTTGGACCGTAGCTTTCGATTCTTTCCCACTTTTTCGTCCCACTGATACCTTCATAAGTAACTGACTCACCACCAAATACATTCTCTCCCATACGAGGTTTCACATAGGAAAGCCGCCTGCCGGAAGGAAGGACAATAAAGAGCATTCCACTTTGATATATAAATTTAATACCGTGTGTTTCTGTAGGAGTTTTCTGCTTAACGCAGGTTTTTACAGCGCGGTCAACATCCCACCATAGTTTTGTAATATTGGGATTGGATTGTCTCCAAGCCGTTACAAGAGGTTGAAGTTCCTCTTCTTCAATTCCCATCTCCAAAGCACCCATTGATTTCAGTGCTCCAACAGATCCACCGTAACCTAGGGCTAATTCAGCAATTTTTCCCTTCTGACGAAGATGTCCATTAACACCGTTTTTCTCCACAGGTACATTAAACATCTGAGATGCACTTGCACAGTAAATATCACCGCCATTTTGGAATACATCTATTCTCCATTTTTCTCCCGCAAGCCAGGCGATAACGCGAGCTTCAATCGCTGAAAAATCTGCAACTATAAACTTCATGCCCTCCTGTGGTATAAAAGCAGTTCGGATAAGTTCCGACAGTACCTCCGGGATAGAATCATAAAGTAAGGTAAGAGCATCAAAGTTTCCGCTACGAACTAAAGCACGAGCCTGTTCCAAATCAGGCATATGGTTTTGAGGGAGATTTTGTAGTTGAATAAGCCTGCCCGAAAATCTGCCAGTTCTGTTTGCTCCATAAAACTGAAACATTCCTCTTGCACGACCATCATTACATACTGCATTCTCCATTGCTGTGTATTTTTTTATCGATGATTTTGCAAGCTGCTGACGAAGTTCCAAAACGGTGCCTAGTGGTTCAGGTGCTGTCTTTAACATCTCAGCAACTGCTTTTTTACCAAGACTATCTGTTTCCAATCCGTTATCAGCAAGCCATTCTTTCATTTGTTGTACAGAGTTTGGATTCTCCAAATTAGTTATATCTTGCATTGAAGCCATTAGCTTTTCCCGCGACTTTTCATCCATCTTGACGGCTTGTTTTACAAAAGCCATGTCTATAGCGATACCACAATCATTGATTTTCTGGTCAAGATGATATTCTGACCATATATTCTCTGGAAGCGGGAATTTAGATAGTCTCTGCTGTATTGACATCTCGGCTTCCACATCACGGAGGTTATATGCTTTAAATCGCTCCCATTTATCCATGTCGTGTTTTGGCAAATTACGAACTCGTCCTCCGTTTGATTTAGTAGGGGAGCAAGGTGTACAGAAATATTTAATGAGGTCTTTGCCTTCCGTCAATTTTTGTTTTTCCAATCCTAAGACTGCACCGACACCTTCAAGAGAAAGCGGAAGTCCCATATAAGCCGACCATACCATTGAACATTTCCAGGATGTAGGGTCAAGATAATCAGTAATGTTAAGCCATTTTGATAGGCAAACACGCTCAAACATAGCATTAAAGGCCCATTTAATAACAGAATTATCCATAAGGGCATTGGTTATTTCATTTGGGATTTTCTCTCCGGAGGCAAGATCGACCACCTGAACTGCACCGCCATCAACCGAATAACCAAACAATAGAATTTCAAAATCATCACTCTCGGCATAACGGTAGACTCCACATTTTTGAAGATTGGCACTACTAAATGTTTCAATATCAATTGAAATAGAATTCATGTATTACACCCTTTCCAATGCAAACGAGGTGACAGAAGAACAACTTCCACCACCCCGTTTGTATTCATATTTTAGCTGTTATGCTAGGAAATCATCATCTTCAATTGTGGTGAAATCATCAGCCGCTGTGGTTCTGCTGCCTAAAGGCTCTCCATCTCTAATCTTCTGGATGTTACCAAGTCCGCAGGCCACACCCTTGTTCCCGTTAGAATTGAAAGCATAAAAATTAAGTGACACTCTTGCATAGCAACCACTGTATACCTCATTGCGATCCAGAATAGGCTTGACTGCTTTATCTACAATCTGAGGCGGAGTAGTGCTGTTGGCATTTACAAAATAATGTCCTTTATAAGCCTCATCATCTCGTTCCACATCACCATCTCGAAGCGGCAGCTTGATAGCAGCCTTATTTGGTTTTTTACCGCCAAACTTTGCAATGCCCTCTTCAATAGCAGCATCAACTGCTGCATTGATGGCATTAATGGTTTCCTTATCCGATTTAGGAATCAATACCGATACACTATACTTTTCTGCCCCACCATTGATGGATACCGGTTCCCAGCCATGGAAGTAGCTGAGACGTGTATTCACACCAGTAATAACCTTCGTTCTGTTTTTATTATTCATATTCACATTCCTCCGTTATTTCGTTAAATTCGTTTTTTGCGTTTGATACGTTCATAGCCGGACGCTTATCCGATAGCGGGACCAGAGTCGGCTTTCCCGGTGGCTTGTATATGAGATCACCGAGAATCTTCTCAAATTTTGATTTGCCCATCAGCCTTTCCATTTCCGTAAGGGTAATGAGACTCTGACGAAAGATATCTTTATAACCGTTTGCTTTGGCTACTTCAGCCACAGCATCTTCATCCTTGTATTTTCGGACAGATCTGCCCTCAACAACCTTAAAACCATACCACTCTTTACCGTGATTAACAGCTGCATCGGTGGCATATGCAATGATTTCATTTGCCCATTTCGTAAGGTCGGACAGTTTAGATAGGACTTCCTCGATTTCAGAGTCCGTAAGTAGTGGAGGTAGTTTAAACTCCGATTGTGCCAATTTCAGTTTTTCCTCGGCCCTAGCACGGCATTTAACTGCCGCTCGACAGAAAGTACACCACTCACCCGGAAGATATTCGCCTTCACCGTCATAAGCTTTTTTAGCCCTTGGTTTTAGTTCTTTTTCTGCCCAATCTTTCAGATCCTCTACCCGTATTGTCCATGTGCTGACATTCTCTCTGCGTGGCTGGAAAATGGTCATGGAAACTTCCTCGATGTCGTACAAACTATCGTAAATTTCTAAAGCACCCAGTGCGTACAACTTCATCTGTGGATTGTCCACCGCATCTACCAATACTCCCATGCCATACTTGAAATCAATAATGTGAAGTTTCCTATCGGCAATAATGATGCAGTCACCGGTTCCAAATCCCTGTGGAACATAGCAGGAAAAATCAAGACGCTGTTCGATTAGTATTAAAGGGTCTGTGCAGCTCTGCTTTGCCAGCTCAAGCTGTTCCATTACAAATTCCACATAGGCATCACTGTGTTCTTCCATCTCATCGGAGTTATAAACTGAGACAGGACGCTTACTTCTCATGTGAAGAGCTTTTTTAAGTTTATGTTCGCAGAGAGCATGGGCGGCGGTGCCTTCAGCGGCTGCACTGGATTCGTTATTTACAAACTCCAGTTCCAATCGTGCAGACGGAAGGCAATTCAGCCACCTATGGGCGCCTGATGCGGAAAGAACTGCATGATCACTCATTCCCAAGTACCTCCGCATCTTTTAACATATCTGCATAATGTTTTGGGTCCACTTCGCTTAATTTAGAGCCACCGTATTTTTGGATTATTTCTCTTACTTGGGCAGTAAGACCGGCTTGACTCTTTTCAGCGAGTTTTGCTCTGACTTCTTCCAGAGTGATTTCCTTTTTATTTGGTTCAGGCTCTTTTACAGTTGTAGTCGGTTCTTTTGTTTCGACAGGTTCATTGCCCACCATTACATCAGCAACCGCTTGTATGCTGTCTGCCAAAGAGCGCATATCGGAAACCACATCAAGAAGTAGCTTGATCTTGCTCATGGCTTATTCCTCCTTCCTTAATCTCACTGATGGCGAGTTCCTGTACGGTGTCACCCGGAACAAGGATGGTCAGTTTCTGCTTATCACCAAGTAAAAAGCGAAGGAAACGCTCCCTAATGGTGACGTTTCGACAGGAAACAATCCCGCCAGTCTGTGGTTTTTTTGAAACACTGATTTTCAAGTTGTGCTTCATGTATTCACCTCTTTCCGAGAGCGTTTATTTGCTGCCCTCTAACTATTAGCCGTGGCAAGAGGGGAAAGTTGAGGATTTTGGATAGATTTTTTTGAAATTCTTCTTAGCTGTATCTAAGCGGTGTGAAATGGCACTTACACTTACTCCCTCACGTTCTGCATACTCCGTTACCGAAACACCATCCAAGACTATAGCGATCAGTAGCTCCGCTTGTTTTTTCTTGAGAGCCTTGCGAATAATTTCACAGATATGCTCATACTCTTCTTTTTTCTCTCTAGCCATTTCATCTGAGTAGTCAGGGAAGTAGTCCATATGGTCGGTTTCATCAACCTCTTGGTCATCCTTGCGGAATGGTTTCTTTGGCATACCTCTGTGTCTGTCAAATTTATGCCAGTTATTGTATTCCGGCTTGTTGAAACGTTCGTCCATTATCTCCTGTGGAGAGCGCCGGGTCACGGTTTCTTTGTCCTCTGCAGAAGATAGCCTGTCCTCATAATCCGCCTCAATCATTAAGGTAAAGTCCTCGTCTGGTACCTCTAGATAGATAGATTTGTTTTCGTGCTGAATTCTAATTTTCATTTTGCATCCTTTCCGCCGGATTGCATTGGCGGCAAAGGATACAAAAATAGGCCTGTACCAGAAGTACACAGACCTTTTTATCCTGAAAATGAGCGCAATAAGGTAAGGTACTTCTATTGCACCGCAACAATCCTTACGGATTGGAGCGAAACAATATGTATCCTCTGCCCTTATTGCAAATCAGGCATTCGATATTTTTTTAGAGATAAAAACTATCTCAATTTAGAAAGAACAAATGGGGAGTTGTCCCGTGTTTTCTTTCTGGAAATATTCTCTCATTTTTTTGTCTACTGTTAGAATATTCTATATTTCTCATTACTTATTTTTTAAGTAATTACTTTTATAATTTATTTGTGGTATAATTTACTAGTAGTAATTAGATATTATAAATTTTCCCATTATTATTTGGAGGATATATTCATGACCATAACTGATACCTTTAAAAGTGCATTTGTTTTTGAAAGCTACAAATGTATCACTGATTACAATGAGACAGTTGACTTACACACAGGATATAAAACTAAAAGCTTGGTAATTAGAAATGATATTTCACAAAACTTTAGAGCTGCTTATATCTATGGCGAGGGCTTAAAAGAAATAAAAAAGCAACGAGTTAACTATAAAAATAATATTCTAGGCGAATTTTTGGGCATAAAGAAAAACGACATAAACTCTGTCATGTCGTTTTTTAATAAGTATGGGTTTTTATTTGACTTAAGTGGTTATGACCAATATGTTAATGTAAATATAGATGATATAATCTATTTGAAGGATAATCTTGAAGCCTTAATAAACTTATTAAATGCCCAGGACTCCAGAAAAATCAATTACAAGAAATTCTTAAATTCAGTGCTGTATTTATTGCTTAAAGAAAATCGAGAAATAAAAATTAACGGTGAAACTGTATATACTTCAATTGACAATGCACTACTAAATAAAATTAAAAGTGCTACTAAAGTCAATTTGATGGAAGGAGATAATATAGTTCATATACCAAAGAGTGATGGGGGGAATGACATAGTTTATAGGGTTAAAGACTCTATTTCAGAAAACGGCTACCATGACATAAATGTATATGATTATTATGAGTTTTTAGAAGATGACCAACAAGATTTAGAATTTGCTAGGCAAATATTTAAAGCATATGTAATAAAAGACTCTCCTATTTTTACCAATAACGAAAGGTTAATCATAGAGTTTCTATTTCATTTTATTCAACAGGTATCTCTAATCAATCTGGGATTTGTATCTTTAGACATGTTTTTCCACGATGAATGCTATACCAAACTAGAAGCAAAAGAATCCATGATTTTGACTGAAGCCTTAGGTAAAATATCTAAGTTCTTAATTGAAAGAGAACTTAACTATCATTTGTCAGAAATTAGACCCGTTTATAATGTAGAAACCATGCAACCCAATTGGAACCTCCCCTCTTTGCTCTCCGCAATGTACCTTTCTTTATTTTACTTAGACTCGAGACAAGAATCTTATAGGGCATGTCAAAATATTAATTGTGGCCAGTTTTTTCTTGTCTCAAGAACCAATTCAATAAAAAAATATTGTTTTGTTTATTGCACTAATGCTGTTTCACAGAGAAATTATAAACATAAAAAAAGGGAGTGATTGATACATCTCATCTTTCACTCCCTTTTCTTTTATTCTTTTTTAGACTTTCTTCAATCGCTTTTGATAGATTCTTAATCTCTTGCCTATTAGGCCTAGTGGAATTTGCAATTAATGTTTTTACATCTACAAGTATACCTTGAACACGTTCATAATCCTTAGTGGAATCTTTCCATTCTGCTACTGCCTCTCCTATAGAGAAGTAATTATCGCTGGTACCAAAAATATTACTAACTTTGCTAAAAGGCATAAGAAATGCATTTAATACAACTTTACCTTCGTCACGTTCTTTCTTAAATTTACTGTTTTCGGCTATATATTCAGCATAAGTTATCTGTTTATTGATATCGGTTGATCTTGGCAAATCACTATGCTTTCCTGATTGGCCATATTTATAATATTTTGCATCTAGCACACATATGTGGTCTTTAGTTATCATGATACTATCTGGTTCTAGTGCCGGATTATATCTTTCACCAAAATTTAACCTCCAGCTTGTTTTCGGAAAATAATCATTTTTGTTACGTATACCGTAAGTTTCATCAATCAGCTTCTCCCATATATACTCAAAATTATTAGTTCCAAAATAAAACTCTTCTGGATCATCTGCGCTATTTCTAAAATCAATTATAGCTAGCATACTTTGAAATAATTGCTTAATAGTATCGTTGTTAGCCTGCTCTAATTTTTGTTGCAATATACTTTTATACACTTTTAAATTGGGATTTTTCACCTTAGCTGGTTGGGGAAGTTTATATTTATAGATCCATCCTAGTTTTATGAAACTTTCATAAACACAAAACTTATTAATTTCAGTTATTAAGTGCTTATCTGTATCATTATTTTTTCGTATCATTAAATTAGGAAATACAAATCCAGACTTTTGGACTATAGGCCTTATTTTGCTTATGGTTTCTCTCATGTTAACAGGGCCAGACATGCCCGGCACATATACTTCCTCGTTCTCTTTATAGTAATCATGCTGCAAATAATAATGAATAACTCTAAGATAAGCTTGAACAGGAAACCTCACAGTTTTTAGAACTTGGTTGGCTGTAATCTGAGAAACTCTGGATTGTTTATCGTTATATGCCTGTAGCACACTAAATAGGTCTAAAATCTCATCTCGTACATCTTCTTCCTTTTCAGATATTTTATAACCTATCGGAAAGTGGACACTTATTTCATGCCTATCACCTACAATTTCGGATTTTATTCCAACAAATGTATCTCCCTCTTGATTTGTAGCATTTCTACAGTATTCACTTAAAGACTTAGATAAAATGACCTCTTTAAATTCATTACTCATTTCTAGTTTCCTCTATATTATTTCCTGAGAATAAGTTGTCTTTAATATCTTGTTTGAAAATATCGAATCTTCTATCGCCGTCATATCTGTTAAAGTCGTATAATACTTTCTCTAAACTCTTATAGGTTGACTCAAATAAATCATCTCTGCTAAATTTGAACACATCATCCCACAGATATTTAATAACTTTATCCCCAAACCTAGAGTTTAAATCTTTAATCTTTCTTTCTAGTTCCTGACCATTTTCAAGATCGATGTTATATTTCTCTGCTATTTCGTTTTTATCTGTTTCCATAGTAAAATATTTTAGGACATCTTCTGTTACGAAATACGATCCTAAGCGTTTATCTTCAGATGATAAAGTAGTAGCTCCACTAGTAATTATTTGTTCATTAACAACTGTATTGAATTTCTCCCAAGTTACTGTGGTATCTAAAATTTTTGTTTTAGCATGTTCTGCTTTTGTTACATCGTTTTCTATCATTTTCATATCCCATCGTCTCTGGAATGCCGTATCTAAAGTGAACACATTTTGATCTGCAGTATTCATTGTTGCTAGAATACTTAGATTTGATGGTATGAAAACTGGAGTTTCTTTATTTCCAAATACTTCACTTGCAATATTATAATTTGTTATTTTATAAGAACTTGTCCCATCAGATTCCCTATCCAACAGTTGAAATATTTCTCCAAAAATTGCAGGAGCATTACCTCTATTTATTTCTTCTATCACTAAATAGTAATGTTTCCCTGGGTCATTTATTGCCTTCTTAAGTACCCTAGTAAAAGGTCCAGGTGTGAAATCGTAAGTTATTTCTTTTTCGTCACCCTCACCTTTAACGGTTGGTAGAATCTGTCCTACAAAATCAGTATTCATATAGTCTGGATGAAAGACCACTCGTTCCATTAAACTAAAGTCATTACAGTAATTAGTCTCTATTGTATAACTTTTTCCGGAACCTGGAACACCATAAAGAAGTATATTCCTACCCCCCGTCTCCCTTGCTACTTCGTGAGCATATTCATTTAATCCTTCCTGAGTGTATAAATTTTCTGTGTCAACAATCTCTGGCTCTAAAACATATTTCGTATTTGATAAACTAAGATATGCATCGACCCTTTTCTGGTATGCTCTCAACTTATCTTCTAATCCATCTTTAATAGCAACTCCGTTGGCATTGCTATATGTCAAAAATGGATTTAATTTGTCTGAAAGTGCAGATTTTAATATACGAAGCGAACCCTTTGCTTCTTTACTATCATTAATATCTACTGCAGAATCTTGCTCTTCAAGCAACTTCAAATATACACTATTCATATTAAAAATGATATCTTGCTCACCATCAGCTAGTTTGTAAACCGCTTCCTCGGATATATAAACAAGCAACTGTAACAAAGTAGCTTCAAATTTAGATTCAACTGTAATATTAAAGCCTATCCATGACAAGAGAACTTTTGAATACTGTTCATCATCAGAAGATAGTACTGCATCAAGAATATCCATATTTTTTGTGAATAAGAGCGTTTTTGGATACCTTCTACCACCAGTTCTCTCAGATGATGCAGGCATATCGTTATCAAACTTAATTTTTGCAACTCGCCAAATCAATTCAAAGGCAACAATCAATGACTCTAGTTGTGATTTGAACAACTGGTTATCATTCACACGTTCAAGAAATTGTTCATCAGAAATTCCAACAGAAGAATAAATAGGGCTATACTTTTCAATCAATCTAGCACCTAGATCATCTGAAACTTCTATTGAATTACCTGCCGCTTTCGAATATGCAAGTTCATCTGGATTATTTGATGCTTTCCAAAACATCATTAATAATCCCAAGGTAGCCTTTACACTTGGTAAAGAAGATTTAATACCCAGTTTTAAATCCACTTCAGGATATTTCACCATATTATCTGGTCTCAACATTTTTTTATCCTCCTGTTATATCATTCATAACAACCGTTGCAATAGCTTTAGCAAGCAATGGCGGAACAGCATTTCCAACTTGTTTCATCTGTGAACCTTTTGTGCCGATAAAACGAAATGTATCAGGAAACGATTGAATTCTTGCAGCCTCTCGCACAGTTATTGCTCGATGTAAAAATGGATGAGTGAATTTACCAGAAGAAGGAGTGTCAAATCTAGTTGTTATAGTTACAGAAACCTCATCCTTGACCATTCTAGTCCAAGTTCCACTATAGATTGATTTAGTTAAATGTTCCTCAGGTAATACTTCTTTACCTTTATTGGGAGGAATCATTTTTAGTCTCTCTATTGCCAGATCTGAATGTTTGGTCGCTTTATGATTATACAGATGGTAGCTACCTTCGCGCATCATACGTTGATATTCACTTTGCGGCGGGTACCTATATATATCACATTCTACACCTTCACCTGAATTTAAGTACGCAAGATCACTGATCGCATCCCAAATTGTAACTTTATAATTAAGCGGTTTAGGCATTTCTATTGCAGAATTCCCTTGTTTACCAATAATTACAGCTCTCCTTCTGTTTTGAGGAACACCATAATCAGCGGCATTAAGTGTGTCACTTGACAACTTATACCCTAACCCCTCAAATAACTCAATAATTTCTTCCTTAAAATAGCCATTCTCAGCAGTTAGAAGATTCGGTACATTTTCCATTATAAAGTATCTAGGGCGGACAAAATCAACAACAGCTACAAAGTATTTAAACAAAAAATTCCGTTCGTCATTGATGGTCTTTCTTTGTCCTTTCTGGGAGAAGCCTTGACATGGTGGTCCCCCAATAATAACGTCCACCTTTTTACGATACTCATAAAATGTTTTTTCAATAGGTAATTTTGTAATATCCTCAACAATCATTTTTGTACCTGGATGATTTAATTCATATGCTTTAGCTATAGACTCATCATATTCGTTTGCGAGCACAACGTTAAATCCGGCCATTTCAAACCCAAGTGAAAGACCACCAACACCCGCAAACAAATCAATCACTGTCGGCTTCATTCTTTCACCTCTTGAATACGCCGTGTAGCAATTTGAAAATAATTTTCATTTATTTCTACACCGATGAAATTTCTATTGTTTTTTTTGGCAGCCACGCCCACACTACCGCTACCCATAAAAGGATCTAGAACTGTCTCTCCTTCATTGGTTAGCACTTTAACAAAAAACTCCATCAATTGTACTGGTTTTTGCGTTGGATGTTTACCAAACTTTCTTTCTCCGTTTGCCGCAACACCTGTTTCAATAAAGTCATGTAGCACCTTGCCGTCATTATTAAATGTGCCTGTTCTCTTCTTATATGTAAAATAAATCCACGCTTCAGTCGAATTAACAAAATGTAGATTCATGTTACGTGGCATAGGATTTAATTTATGCCAAATACCAGTAGTCTTATAATATAGTCCATGTCGTTCTGCTATTTTAATAATACTCTCTACCTTAATAATAGCCATGAATACAATCATAGCTCCACCCTTTTTAAGCACTCGAACGGATTCTTCGAAAAAGTTATCCATTGATTTTTCCCAATCCTCAAAACTTAAATCGTCCCAACCAGCATCACCAAAAAAGTTATCACGCATCTTTTTTAGGTTTGTATCTCTACCTTTCATGAAATTACCTAAGTTATATGGTGGATCAGTTAATATAAGGTCTATAGAACCATTAGCGAGACGCTTCATAGAACGTATACAGTCTTCATTATATAATATAGAATCAGCCATAACTCATTTCCTCTGCTTTAAATTTTGTTGTTGTACTTATGACCGATTGTCGAGCTCAACCTCAACAATCTCACTCAACTGGCAATTTAACTCATTACAAATACGCACCAGTACATCAAGAGAGACGTATTCATTTTTACGCATCTTGGAAAATGTACTAGGGGCAATGCCAGTGGCAAGATGCAAATCCGATACACATAACTCTTCATCTATCAGTCTCTTCCAGAGTTTTTTATAGTTAACTCCCATTTTGCACCTCTCGTTTACATGGTAAAGTCATACGATTATTAATTATATCACACTACTTTCGACTTTTCAATAGTTATTTTGATTTCTCGAATATTTATATGTAAAAGTCAAAATACAGACTTTACCCTCTAAGCCTGTTTTTTATACATCTATCCTATTTCCTCAACCCCAATAAAAAATCTAACCTGTCAACTCAACCCTACACACATTTTTTACAGTTGACCTATTTCCTCATAAACAAAAATAAGGATTCCCAAGGTTAAAAGGCACTGCCAGACATCAGGCAGAAAATCCTTCACTCCTGGAAACCCTTTATTTATCAGTGTTTTGAATACCCCTACTTCTCAACCCTTGACATCAATACGACCGTCTCAACATGTCCCGCCTGCGGGAACATATCTACTGGTTGAACTTTGTTTATGATGTAACCATTGTCGGTCAGAAATGCCAGGTCTCTGGCCAGGGTGGCGGGGTTGCAGG